TCGTCCTTTTTACTCTTTCTTTATGAGTGACTGAAAGTCCTGCTTCTCCATTGAAGGTTACAGACCCCCTATTGTTCATTACATCAGAAATTTTCATCTTTCTAACCACATCTTCCCCCTTGTAATGTTCATCAATGCTCTGCTTTACAGTTTTCCCTGGTGTGAGTATCCCATTTTTAAGTATGGACATGAGGAAAGTGAAAGAGACCATGTACATGTTTGGATTCATTCTGCCGTATGTTTCTGTTTCCTTTAGGTCACTGCAAAAGTGTGTGAGGGCTTCTTTCATTGATTGTAAGTAGGTATCTCTCTGAGGGATAGGGCACTTTGTTGGACTAAAGGGAAGATCCGAATTTTGATTTTGGAGAAACTCAATTCTGCTCTTGATTTGCTTCAAGACCACCTCACCTTCAGATTTAATTTTTTGATATCGTTCAACTGAAAACAAATTGCAAACATAGAAGCTGTTGAACGCATGCTCATCTGATGCAACTGACACAGGATCATGTGGGAAGCAGACATTCCATTCAATACTTCTGAATTCAGATGCTGAACTTGTTTTCAGTTCCTTAGTGGCCAAAGAGAGTTTTTTCATTGACTTGAGGACTTGAAGGCAAGTTATCATTTTATGCATTCTAAACATGTAAAGAGCTTCAGCCCTGTTTGTAGGTTTGTACCACGATATCTTCTCATAAAGTTTAGAGCAGCCATTGGATATCCCAGTAGCATTTATGAAAAGGTATCTTATCATTTCTGATGCTTGTGCGAACTTAGATGAATTTAATGAACTTATTGAACAAAGCATTGGGCACTTAGATCTTACAAAAGTCTTGTAATCCTTAAGTGCAGAGTCTGGGCTAGTTGCTATGACTAATTCTAGCTCCATGGTCAACCAGGATAAAAACTTGTGTAGACAAGTAACACCCCAATTTATTTGTGGTGGTGACATGTTAAACCATTCTGTGGTGCCGTTTCTGGTCAGATGTGTTGAAAACTCAGACAGATCTTCATCTCCCTCAAGAACGCCTGAAACCATACAAGTGTGATCAGTTTCTTTTCCTATGCTTCCAGTTATGTTGCAGAACACCAAAGCATGTTTATCATACAATTTTTCCACAGAGAGGAACACTGTTCTTCTGTTAATGGATGTATCTCCATCTACAAATCTCAACTTTTTGTTGGTTAATGAAATTGTTTGACAGAATTCTTCATAACAGGATAGTTGGTTCATTCCACTCATCTTAGATAATGAAAGCAAACAACCACCCATGAATTTTCTGGTTATCTCACCAATTTCCC